AATTATGAAATCATTTAATTCGCTATTAGAACAACAAGCCAAACTAACAGCCGAACTAACGTGGAAAGTCTGCAAAGCCGATACCTATAGGGAGATCGGAGAGTGGCTAGAGAAACGGTTTGCATTAGAACGGTGCGACCCCGATGTGATGGCTTATTTTGAGGATTATTATTGGATGCCTAAAGATATATTCAGACAGTTTATAGCCAATCTCAAGCAAGGCAAATCCCCACAGGAGATTAAAGATGAAACTATTAGAAGTTGAAATCAAGAATTGTGTCCGGTGTCCTTATGGCAGTAGGGATTCTCGTTCGGCTTTCTTGTTCTGTTCAAAGGCTTGTGGTTATATAAAGGATACAAATGCTATCCCTGATTGGTGTCCCTTACCTGATAAATCTGAATCCAAAGCCGATACCTACCGGGAGATTGGGAAATGTCTACGTCAGAACTTCAAAGAAAAGGATTCTGTAGCATTAGAATGGATGATAGCTAATTTAGAGCAAGGCAAATCCCCAAGGGAACCATCTGGATTATCAGTAACACAAACACTTGATACACAGGAGAAGTCTGAATGTCCGAAAGAAGACAGCGATAGGATATACCCATGTATTGAGTGCGGGAAATTACGCACTAGAGATGAGGGTGGAACTACATTTACTCTGTGTGATAAATGTTGGGATAAACACTATAAATCTAAGCCTGAAGTCTATCACGAATGTTGCGGGCAGAAAGAATCCGAATGTAATTGCAGGAGGGAATAATGGAATTTGAAGAGTTAGTCGAACAGTTCTGTATGGAAGCTGGCTATTCAGGTAATCCATACACTAAAGTACCAGTAAACATTTTAAGATGGGCAGAAAATAAAGCACAAGACATATTAGAGGGGGAATAATGTTACATACTACATTCCATGAATTACAAGAAAAAGGAGCGTGTACCGATGGTTATAAAAAGCTCGCTAAGTCAATGGGGGGAGTTCGTTCGTACGGTAAAAACGAACCTATCCCACTAGATAAGGTATTACAATCTAACGGTTTAAGCGATACTATCTGGTCTTTCCGTGCAACGCTTGAGCCATCAGGGAACTTATTAATTGAGTTTGCTTGCTGTTGCGCTGAACACGTATTGCATATCTTTGAAGAAGCATACCCTGATGATAAGAGACCACGTTTGGCGATTGTGGCTGCTAAACGGTTCTTGTCAGAAAAAAATCCAGCTGCTGGGGCTGCTGCTAGTGCTGCTACTTGGGTTGCCGCTTGGGCTGCTATTTGGGATGCCGCTTGGGCTGCTGGGGCTGCTGCTAGTGAAGAACAATGGCAATCTGCCACGTTATTAAAATTATTGGAGGGAGCATAATGGAAGAATCGACTCATTACTGTGACGAGCATGAATGTACCTACAAGAAGTTTGAGAAGGAAGGGAAGGTTTGGTATGCGCATAAAAATGGTGACTATTGGTGTAACGAAGCCAAGAAAAAGGGCAATCCCGAATCTGACTTCGATAAATCAACTACTTCAAAAGCCAAGGCCATCTCTGATAATGAGATGACTAAGGGAGATTGGGCAGAAAAAGACCGGGTAAAGCAACTGAGCATTGAATCGCAACAGGCAGCAGAATACACAACGGAATTATGGATAGCTGGTAAATTACAAGACGGTGAACCTGAAATAGTTGGTTTGCGTGATTGGATAAGGGATAGGTTATGTGCCAAACTAATACCAGAAGCCGTACAATCCAAATCTACGCCACCTAGTGCCCCAAGTAGTACAAAGACATACTCCATAACTAAACTGGCTGAGATGTTGAAGTCCGGTATTGCTCAGAAGTTACCAGGTTGGGAGAATGTAATAATCCGAACAGCCTTAGAAGAGTTGGGCGCAGAAGGTAAGACGTTAAACGATTTACTGGTAAGCCTAACTCCTGAGAACTACCAAGTTTACTGCGATAGAATACGGCCATTTGAAGATAAACTAACACCTAAAGAATCATTTTAAAGGGGGAGTAAAAAGAATAGAGTTGTATGTCTGGTGGTCATGTTGTGTGGCAGTCGACAGGCGCTGTACCCTGACTAAACGTGGCATGATTCTGATAGAAGATGAGAAGGTGACAAGCGTACAGCCCTAAACCATACTGAGTTCAAATCTTAGCCAGACAAAGTAGTTTGGAGTGGCGGAATAAGGAGTATATATGCGGATAAAAATGAATGATTATGAACGAAGGTGGGACAATTCGACTAGACGGTGGATTTATAAACACCGTGAGATGATGGAAAATCATTTGGGCAGGAAACTATTATTCACTGAACACATCCATCATAAAAATGGGAACGTATTAGATAATCGTTTAGAAAATCTCGAATTAACGGATTTGCCTCATCACATGGTAATTCATTCGCCAGTGTATAAACGAATTAATCGCCCAGTACTAGGGTGCAAATCCCTAGCTCCAAGCAACGCCAGCCACCCTCTAGGTAACGAAAGGGCAAGCGGAAAAGAGGACAAATTGGATGCCTAGTCTCAATCACAGGTTGAGTTACATGGTATCTGCTGGTCACTGGCTGGTAAACAGGATTGGAGAGGGGTAAAGGATAACTCGTATGGGTTAGACGCCGATAAGGGTAACTGAAGCGGAAAGTAGCCCCAAGCTCGAAGCCAGCCACCCGAAAGAAACATTGGGCTAAGGAAGGATTGGGAACTAATCACAGGGTTACATGAGGGACTATCGTGTTCGGGCGACGTGAAATTCGTCGTGAACCAGCGACCAATAGATGTAACGATTTTGAGGCAAACTACCTACTGGCTGGTAAACAGGATTGGAGAGGGGCAAGGATAACTCGTATGGGTTAGACGCCGATAAGGGTAACTGAAGCGGAAAGTAAGCCCTCCCCAGTCCCAATAAAGAGGAGTCTAAAGATGGCAGATAAACTAGATGAATTAGAAAAACGAATTGAGCGACTTGAAAAGCATATACACTATACAAGAGATGCTTTAGGATGTACTGAATTACCTGTTTATTCACTACCAGATAAGGAGCCTAAAGATGGATAAAGATTGTAAAAATATGGGGAGTTCGTGGTGTGCTGACTTTGAGTGTGTTGACTGTCCTGTTAGGGATACCGAACAAAAGCAGATGGATAACACATTGAGAGGGCAGATAGCAAGGGAAGTAGGACAACACGCAGAGAATTGTCCCTATGAGGATTGCACTGCATCTGAAAAGGATTCATCTATTAGGTCAGCAGAGTTTATCCTATCCCTATTCAAAACCTACCTTGAGGGGATAGAGCTGACGGATGAGGAAATGGTTGAAGCGGTTAATAAATATGGATTTAACTATGGTACGTATGTTCCTAGAGGCACTATTATTTCCAAAGCCCAAATAGCCAAAGCAAAGGAGGGGTTGGGATGAAAGTATTGTATCTGACTCTCCATAAAAAATGGTTCGATATGATAGCCGGTTGCGAAAAGACAGAGGAATACCGAGACCGTAAACCATATTGGATAAAACGATTAAGAGGAAAGCGCTTTGATGTTATCCACTTCCGAAATGGTTACAGACCAACATCAAGAATAATGATGGTTGAGTGTTTGGGGATAGAAGAAAACGGTGGTGAGTTCGTTATTAAACTAGGGGAGATTTTAAAATGAAACAGTGTGAATTTAGAGCTGTGACACTTAATGGAGACATCATCAGCAATATTGGTTGTGTAGAGTTTTTTGTTGACGGGCAAATCATAGTAAATGGCGAAATCCCCTGCAAGTCGATTATGCAATTAAATGATGGTATAGAATATGGTAATCAGCAAGCGTATGAATGTGGTGTCTATAATGGGCATGCAGAAGGTTTAGCGGAAGGTATCAAAGAAGTAGTGGATTGGATAAATAAAAGAAGTGACGATTATTTTTATATAACAATACCTCAAGATGAATGGCAAGCCAAGTTAAAGGAGTGGGGCATTTAATGAAAGATATAATTACTATATCGGGAACCGCAAATCAGGGTATGACAAAATTCCTTGTCTTTAAATCTCTAAAGGAATACCAGGAGGATATCGTTAAGCGATTCCACAATGACATGAGATTTAATTGGGGCAGGAAAAGACCCCAATCTTGTAGAGATAGATACTATAGCTTTGAAGCGATAGACAGGGAAAATGCACAAACTGCGGAAGTTGTGAACATTGAAACCGAAGATGTGCATGAACCGCCCATAGAACAGGATTTGAACAATAAGGTTTTAATGGAAATGAGGGGCAGGTTTAAGTACTTGGATAACAAGCTAAAAGACCTCCAAAAGAAAAAGGGTAAAAGTAAGTATGATTAGCCATAGTTGTATCGGTTTTAGCCTCAAAATAGGGTGTTTTACAACTATCACAAATAAAAGACAACTATACAACTATTACAACTATAAAGGTGTTAAATGGCTGAAATAACGACTTCCGAAATAAGAGAGTATCTTCTAAAGAAGCAAGGCAGAGAAGTAAACCTTAACGGTATAAGGTCAGACCTCAATATTGTTAAGGGTTCTAAGTCTTGGGATGCCATTAGGAATATCCTGTACCAACTAGAGGTATCGAGGGTAGTACGGCAGTCTGGTAAAAGAGATGGTGTATATAAGGTTGTTACACAGGTTAAACCTGTATCCGTATTCGGTAAGGAGCGCCGGCCGCCAATCAGTGTTAATTTCCCTTGTGACTCAGAGACAAGAATGCCTATGCCTTGGGAGGAAGATATTGTGATGAGGGAAGGCGATTTAATATTAATAGCAGGACAATCTAATTATGGTAAAACCACATTGGCTATGAATATCGCTGGTGAGAATATAGACAGTAACCCCGTCCTAATGGGGAATGAATATACAACAGTAGACGGTGAACCAACACCTAGATTCCTTAACAGAATAGATGCTATGGACTGGGTAAAATGGTACGACGAAGATGGTGATAGGTTTACACTATTACCTGTTAGGGATGATTACGTTGAGCATATTGTCAAGGATAGAATGAATATCATTGACTGGATAAATATACCAGACGAGTTATACCTAATCTCTAGGTTATCAGAGGATATGAAAAGAGCTGTAGGCAAGGGTGTTATTGTAGCAGTTATACAGAAGTCGAGTGGTTCTAGTTCTGGTAGGGGTGGACAGTTTACTAAAGACTTCACTGACTTGGAAATACTATTAGACCCGTTGCCCGAATCATCTGTTGATGAGGTTCTATTAACACTAGGTAAGATAAAGGAATCAAGGGCAAGGGTGATGGGTAGAAGTTTCGCCTATGGCATACGTAATGGAGTAAAAATTATCAATCTTAGAGAAGTCTATAAGTGTAAGGCTTGCTTCGGGAAGGGTTGGCGGTATCAGAAACCCTGTACTGAGTGTAACCGTAGTGGGTATATTGAATGAAAGTGAGGTATTATGAGAAAGATTAAGTTTAGGGTTTGGGATACTGGCGAAGAAATAATGTACCCCGTATCCCAGTTGTCATGGGATGAACACGATGATGGAGTATTAAGACTTCATTTCTGTGGAAGTCTGGACAAGAGATTACTGGGTAGTTTCGGTGTTCATAGTGGGTTTGGTAATGTTGACGGTTCAGAGGAAACTGGATGGGTTCTCATGCAATTTACTGGCTTGCTCGACAAACAAGGCAAGGAAATATATGAGGGGGATATTGTTAGGTATGTTAATGAATACCTAGACCACCCTATAGATTTTAACGTGGTTTTCTATGATGGGCAGTTTTGCCAAGACAAATCTGCCGATAAACGCTATACGCCAGACATTTGGTACGATTGGAACATGGTTGAAGTCATCGGCAACATCTATGAAAACCCTGAATTATTGGAGGCAAAATGAAAGCAGTATTAGATTTTGAATCGTTAAGGCCATATAGTATGAACATAACCAATATTGCTAAATTCGAGAAGAGCGGGCGCAAGTGTTTAATGTGCGGGCAACCTCTATCCATTATAGACTTTCAGGGTGATGATAGACTGCAATGCCATAATATCAGATGTACCTTGAATCATGGTAAATTCCAGATGGGGTTAAGATGAAAGCTAGATTACTTGATTTATTCTGTGGTGCTGTTGCAATACTAAATAGTTTGTGCTATAATAAAGTATGGATAAAATTAAATGTTTGTATTGTGGCAAAGAAGTTGAGGCTCAACGTAAGACAAAGAAAGTATGCTCAACTAGGTTTGAGCAAAGGTTGCGACTGGGCTTATCTAAAGAGAGGAATTGCTTACTTTGTGGAAAGACGTTCCCTCTTGGCAAGGGTGATAATAACCGGCGATATTGCTCTCAGTCTTGTGCCAAGAAAGCGATTGTTAAAAAGACATTGGCTTGGCATGAAGCCCACCCAGAGGCTATGGAGAAATATAACAAGAATCGTCTGGTCAAAAACACTGGTATATGGCGAGATAAGCACCATAACGAAAGGCTGGAAGCTATACGAATATTGGGGGGCAAATGCATAGTATGCGGAGTGAACAATCCGAACTGGCTGCACATAGACTATATCCCGACAACGAGAGGGAAGCCCTATCGCCACCCTCGGCACCTGAAATACATTCAAGAAAACGCATCAGACTTCCGTCTTCTCTGTGCAAACCATCATTACGAACTTACTTTGACTGGGATGATTCAGGGAACGAAGATTACGCAAAACGCCCAGTCCTCTTAGACCTTTTTGCCGGAGGCGGTGGGGCAGGAATGGGATACTACCTAGCCGGATTCCGTGTTGTTGGAGTAGATATTAAACCGCAACCACATTTTCCATTTGAGTTTCACCAGGCTGATGCTCTTACATATCCCCTTGAGGGGTTTGACGCTTACCATGCTAGTCCGCCATGTCAGGCATATAGCAAAAACTGTCGGTATTGGCGGAAGATTGGTTATAAATACCCTGATTTAATTGAGCCGATTAGATTGAGATTGCAAGATACTGGTAAGTCTTGGGTTATAGAGAACGTGAAGAACTCGCCCCTTGTAAATCCGTATCTATTAAACGGTGCTATGTTTGGGTTGTATTTACAAAAGACAAGGTTATTTGAAGTGAATTTTAATTTACCCTTTAAGTTGCTTCCGCAAAATCAGAAACCAGTACGAGTAGGTAGGCCAGTAAAGTCCGGGCAAGTAATAAGCCCAGTGGGTCATTTCCCGAATCGTAAATATGCTGAAGAACAAATGGGAATAGATTGGATGACAAAGCAAGAATTAACCCAAGCCATTCCGCCGGCATACACAGAATACATAGGTAAATATCTTATGGAAGTAATGATATGAAAGCTAGATTATTGGGTGCGGTAGTAGGGTTGTGTTTAAATGAAAATCATTAGGGTGTTTCCAAGATGAACAAAGACAGTGAAGAATACAAGCGAGCGGTAGAGAGTACTGCAATATGGTTATTCAGTACCTATGAATTTGCTGAGTTAGGGCGTACATGGTTGCAATTAGAAGAAGCTGATAAGGATGTTTTTAGAGAACAGGCCGGAAAATACTTAAATTACATGGCAGACAAAGGGTTGGCTGTGTTGAATAATGACCAGGGCTTAGAATATTCACCGGATACGTCAACCGGTTCAATATACTCAATGGATGATAGTAAAAGAGCCATGGCAAAAGCCAATTTCAGGAGGATAGTATGAAAGCCGAAGAAATAGTTGAAAGTGAGGTAAAAAGGCAAGCCGAATTTGGATATGAACCAAGCTTTGAGGACATGGTTATAGCCGGAATCCAACAAGGCAGAAAGGAAGTAGTGGATTTTATAGGTGGATATGATAAACCATTCCCTAATCAAAGAGATTGGAAAACCAAATTAAAGGAGTGGAAATTATGAACTGGTTTGAAGTGGGGATATGTATATGTATCTGCACAACTGTTTACACTCTACTGGATTTATGGCTTGGAGATGGAGAAGGAAATGAAGTTCGTTAGTAAGGAGGAAACATGGATAAAATAATAGCGGAATGTATCAGATTGTCACTAGCCGAGGAAGACCAGAACTTGGGTGATTACATATGGACGGTAACTGATGCGGATAGGGCTATATTCAAGGCTGGCATCAAGGAAGTAGTGGACTGGGTAGGAAGCGTCCCGCCCGTCTCCAAATTACCAGAAGGTACAATGAAGCATTACGCTATTTCTACGGAACAGTGGCAAGCCAAGTTAAAGGAGTGGGGGATAAAATGAACTGGGATGAGGAAGAATTACAACAGAAACTAAAGGATAATCCAGACTTGAAGATTGGAGGAATACCGTTTAACAGTGACTTAACGACCATGAAACCTGCCAAGGAATTAATGAAACTTACTAAAGTCCACAAGTACAACGTATCGGCTAAAGAAGACAGAACCTATAAAGGCATTACATACGACTCAAAGAAGGAAATGTTATACGCACAAGAACTGGACAATAGGATCATAGCTGGCGAGATTGACTTCTGGATTAGGCAAGTACCTTTCATTGTGGGGAATGACCCGGTAACTACCTATAAGGCTGATTTTATGACATATACATTAGATGTAATGGTGGATGCTGAAACGGGCAAAGAAGTAAACTATTGGATTGTCGCAGTCATAGAGGTCAAAGGAACGTGGACAGCAGAAGCCAAGCGCAAGGTTAAACTCTTTAGAAAACGGTATCCAAATCTAACACTTGAGGTAGTATAAATATGAGGATATATAAACGGGCTAAGATACCTAATGCTATGATTACGAGGTGCGACATCAACTGCCTCGGTAGTATCACCCTCGGTAGCGAGATAATGAAACGATATGGCATTGAGAATAATGAACAGGTTCACGTGCTGGGTGTTACTACCAAAGAACGGGCGGTTACTTATGTCATAGAGGGAGAAGGTGCTGAGATTTGCTGTAACGGCGGCATGGCTAACATCTTTAAGGTGGGCGACACAGTAAATATCGTAGCGTATGAAATCATATAAAGGAGAGGAAATGAAAAAGAAATACCGGATAATAGTTGATGAACTGAATGTCATTGTGCAAGAACGGAAGTTCAATAAGAAAAAGGATGATGAGGAATATTGGGTTAGTCTTGCATACTACGGAACAATCGAGGGTGCGTTGGATTTTGTTGTCGATCGTAAGATTAAGGATGCTTGGGTAGACGACCTAAAGCAAATGGTTGTTGAAATTCAGAACATCCATAAAGACCTCAAGGGATGGTCTAAGTCTATCACTGAATCTCGTACGAGCCATAAGGAAGCCATTGAAGTATAAAACTAGGGGAATTATATGAACATAGAGAATCTAACCGATAAGGTACATAAGAGAGTCAATGAGACATATAAAGAGAAGGGGTACGCAGAAACCGTACCAAGATTGACTGTTAAAGCAGTATTAGAAGCTGTGGTAGAAGTAAGGAGGCGGAAATGAAAAGACAGATAGTGTTTATCAGCGGGAAGTACAGAGCGAGAACTAAACTGGGGGTGCTCTGGAACATCTACAAGGCAAGAAGGGCGGCAATTAAACTATGGCAACGGGGGTACGCCACGATATGCCCACATTTGAACTCCGCCTTAATGCCTGGCAATCCAGACTTATTCTTAAAGGGTGACTTAAAGATACTCGCCAAGTGCCACATTATCTATATGCTGAAGAACTGGGAATACTCCGATGGTGCTTGTCTGGAGAGATTAGAGGCACAAAGGCGTGGACTTACTGTCTGGTATGAAGATAAACCAGTTGAGATTGTGGCGATGTACGACCCATGCGAATACAAAGTCGAACCAATCACATCCTTAGAACTACAGGAAGCAGGAGTGATAAAATGAACAGCCTACGGCATAGACTAAGTGATAGTAGGAGGCATAAAAGGTTTAGAGATAAACATAAAGTGTTAGGGTTATGCCACGACTGTTCTAGGCCTGTACTAAACGGGATGTCATTATGCATAGTTCATTATGCTAAACATATTGTGAGGTGCAGGAAATATAAAGAAACTCATAGAGAAGAATATGCTTTAAGGAATGCAGAACAGAGAAAACAAGCGTTACTTAATCATTTGTGTTACAAGTGCTTAAGCCCACTAATAGAGGATGAAGGAAAGTATTGCTTCGCTTGCCAATCGGGAACTCATAAAAAGGGAGGGGTATTACATTATGCGACTATTAACTAAACAGTTACCAGAAATAGGAACAGTAGCAAGTGCTGTTGATATAGGAAGAATCGGAAGGAACAGGTACACGTGGCAAGCTTGCGTTGATTGTGGTAAGGAGAGATGGGTATCGGTAACAGGGAGAAATGGACAGAGCAAATATAAAAGGTGTCTTAGTTGTGGACTAAAGGCTATACATCTTTATGGAGAAAAGAGTTCTCATTGGAAAGGTGGCAGGTCTTATCACAAGTCAGGTTATATTCTTATTACTATCCAGCCCAATGACTTCTTTCATCCTATGGTAAGTAAGGGAGGGCAAGTATTGGAGCATCGGCTTGTAATGGCAAAACATATACAACGATGTTTACTTCCATGGGAAGTTGTCCACCACAAAAATGGTATCAAGGACGATAATAGAATTGAAAACTTGGAACTACTATCATCCCAGCGTAAACATTTTACAAATGGCGGTTTAATTAAGAGGTTACGTTGCTTGGAAAGGCAGGTTGCTACTCTCGAAGAAAAGAATAGGATACTAGAATCTAAACTGGGGGGTGTAAAGTGCAGTTAATAACCAAAGAGCTTCCTGATTCGCACAATTTATTTCTGTTCGGAGATGAACACAGAGGTTCGGCCTTATTTACAAAGACAGGATGGAATCAACTTATACACATGATGCTACATAAATATGATGGTTGTAAAAACAATTACGGCATTGATGGAGGTGATGCCATTGAGGCTATCTGTGCTGATGATAAAAGGTTCTCTCCTGAGAAATTAAGTGAACCGTTACCGTTAGAGCAAGTTAAGCAAGCAGAAGCCGATAGACAACTTATCAAACATTTACTGTTGTATATGCTGATGGGGAACCATGAAAGGTCTTTATGGAGGTTCGGTGATTTAACTGAAGAACTATGCAAACGGTTATGCGTTGATTACGGAACCTATACTGCAAAACTAACAGTAGTAGATAAGAAAGGCAATCAAATGTATAAGTTGTTTGATACACACGGCAGAAAGAATATCACTTCTACGGCTGACGATCCTAAAAGAAGATATACCAATCTACAGTTAACACTCAAAAGACACCTTAAATTCAAGGCAGGTGATTGTGCTGTGATGATCAAGCATCATACCCACAAATTATTAGTATGTAAACCTGAATCGGAGTTGTATCTCACGGATAACGGTAAACAGATTCAACAGGCATACACAGGATACGAACAGAATGGGGAGTATATTCATCCTGACGCTAGGTGGTATGGTAATGCAGGTTCTTTTCTAAGATTATACGGTGATGGTATATCAGGTTATGCTGAGATTGGAGAGTACGACCCTGTTGAGTTGGGATTCTTAGTTCTTAAAGTGAGAGACAAGAGGATTATTGGTTTAGAATCAGTAAGGTTAAATATATAATGACAGACTTCAACAACGACATGAGTTGTGATGAGAGTTGCAGGATACAGATATTCCTAGGAGGGAACTAACGAAATGAAAGTTAAAATACCAGAGACACTAAAGTGCGGTTCAATAACATATCAATTTAAGCAAGTTGAAGGATTACTGATTGAGAGGGATAGGGCAGGCGAATATCGCCCTCATCAATCGGAAATAGTTATTGACCGTAAACTAAGTAAGCAAGCTAAAACTGCGACTCTAATACATGAGTATCTCCATGCAGTTGATAGAAACTACCACATAGGTTTTGATGATGACACTATGGACAGGATAGCAAACGGCATGGCGGAACTACTTGAATGCTTGGGTATAGAGATAGAGTGGTAGAATCTATAGGGTAAATTGTTTAGGGAATTCATCGTTGACTACAGAGCGTTACAGGAGTGAATATGATGATAGATGATGTTGATATTGTGGAAGTTATTAGTAAATATATAAAACTCAGAATAGATGATGGTCAATTTTATGGGATTTGCCCTATTTGCAAAGAAAGAATGTTTGTAGACCCAACAACGCAGACGGTAATCTGTATGGTGGATAGTGGAAGTAAATTAAAAAGAAATGTTTATGAGTATGCAAAGCATATAGTGGATAACAGGAAAACCCCCTAGCAGGGAGGTACTAGGGGGTTGGTTGTAATCTTATTTAAGACCTAATCGTTTGCGCTTTCTCTTCATCATGCGCTTGATTAGGTTTTTTATATTCCTATCGGTAGCTATCTTAAAAATGCCCATAGACTGCTACCTAAAACACCGCTACCGCAGAGGAAAGCGACTAGTATGTAGAAGTTCCGCTTTAACTTGTTATGGTCATTGGTAATAAACTCTACCCTGCCCTTTAATTCCTTAACATCTGATTGGGTTTCATTTGTTTGCTGCGCAGTCAATAGCAATAATTCTCTATCTGTTTTAGCCTCTAAATTCAAAGCAGTCATTTTGCACTCCTTATCCTATTTTGTTAGAGAATCACTAGTCAAGAATCTTACGAGACCATTGAGTATAGCCAGGATAAGTACTTGTAACTCCAGATCGAACCACGCCTCACCCGACAGAGTTTGAATGACAGCAATAATACAAGCACAGACATTCAGCCATAAAGTCTTAGATGTTAGAACTTTCCCCCATTCGATTTTCATATAATCCCCCTTAAAATAACTTCGGGTAATGCGGTATTATCAATGATATCTCTACGGGCGGTTCGGACGGAATCACTACCACTAGAGGCTTCTTAAATAGTGCTGCTAGGATAGCTTTTAGACACATTACTTTTTACCTCATACCCAATTAGTCTCATCTCTACTTCAAGCTTTGATTTGTCAGTAGATGATAATTTGCCACTTTGGGCAATAACAGTTATAACATCTTCTGGAGACTTTTCAATAGCTAACCCAGAAGTGTCAAACACCTTAGATAGTTTCTCCATGATGTCGTGAGACTCTAATCCCCTAGAAAACTCATATTCCATTTGTTACCCCTTAATTACTCGCCTGCCAAATTATAGGCATATCCATAATGGACAGGTATACTGTAGCGTTGTCAGCTTGATTATCTATTGAGAATGATAGTCTGGGGTTTGATATGTCTCCTAACGGGATATTGGCAGCTACCGTATGCGAGACTTTCAATACTCCGTTAACATAAAAGTACACGCCAACAGCAGGTTTATGTATGATGTCTATTGTGTAAGGGACAGTAGTAACCATTGTAATTCCCGTAGTAGTTTCTGCCCTTCCTGTACCATAACTCTCGGCGAAGATTTCATAATTTTTAATCAATATGCCAATACCAACAGCCCCTAAATCGGCTTCCGTATGACCATTCTTAATCTGCATCCTAGCGAATATATTGGCGCTTGAAGATATACGGCTTATAACCGCCCTTAATCTTAATTCTAAATCCCAACTTAAGGTATCTGTGGCAACATCACTAAGTAAATAAAGTGTTCTATAACCATAACCCCTGCCTGCGGCAGTGGCGCCAGTCCCTAAAAGCATATAATTCGCTTGAGTAGCCGTGCCTGTACCCTCCACCCCCACGGTAAAATCACTCACAATACAAGGGTGTATTTTAGTGCCCTGAGAATATAAGGGAGAGTAAGTGCCTAATTCTAAAACATCTGCCGCCTTACCTTGTTGTCCTATAGCTATTGCCATAAATCTCTCCTATCCTGTCGTGAGAACATAATCTAGTGTAATGTCATAGAGGCCACCCGTATTGTCAAAACTCACCAGCCAATGTGAGAATAAAACACCACTATTTGCCGCCGCCGTCGCTGTTGAATGACCGAACATTCCCGCCTCTTTTATAAAATAAGTGGATTCACCTGCTGTGAAAAAGGTGGAATAGGTTATTTCGTTATTAACTCTGGTCTTGGATGTTACCGCCTTCCTGGCTGATTCTACCGTTAGAGTCGTATCCCCTAAGACTGGAGCGGTATTATTCGAGCCAATCGCCTGATAAGTTAATCCAGTATCATAACCCGCCTCATCAATTAACATTCTGCAAACTAGATATTTACCCACATTGACTATGAGATTATGTCCTTCTTTGACTATAATCTCACCAGTTTTAATATGTCTGGCGGTGAGTTTCCAATTTTCCTTAAGTGGTAATTGTTCAAATTCAAAAAGTCTTTTTAACCACCGACCTAATCCCATAACAAGAATATTATGGGCATATTCTTCCCCCCTTTTGAAATCTCTATACCATAACCAATAGAGAAAAACAATCAATGCATAAACAATTCGTTTCATATTTTCTCCTAAGCCCATGTGAAAAAGTCCCATCTCATATCAGGGTCATCCCAATAATAATCCTCTGTATCATGGCTGTCTATTGCTGTAACTTCTGCTAATGCTAAGGCCTCGTGTGCAACGTGATGTCCTGCGCCTTGTGCGGGCGGGGTAGCTATCCATCTATAAACATCAGGCGGGAAGGCATCGGTATGAATATTGGTAGCCTCAGTTAATGGTAGGATTTCTACCTGTTGAAGTAATACTAAAAGCAATTCATCCCCGATCTGAATTGTTTTATCCTGTCTAGTGAGAATTCTAGTGAATAATCTCACCCAAGACCCAAAAGCCACCCCCGAAACACACGTAACATCATAGTAAATTGTTTCACCTGATGGTGTAATTGTGATTGACTCAATAAGCATCTCTTCGGCAGTCAATCCGTATTTAGTATCGGTTATCTTTTGTAGTTGTCCGACCCGTAAACCAGTTTCATAAGTTTGATAGATGTATTTGTCCGATTCTTGACAATAGGTTGTAAGCGTGGCTTTAGCAGATTCTAATATAGCAGCCTGGGAATCATGTTGTGCCTCATAAGCGATCTCTTCTACGATTCCGCTTGATCCTTCCACTGCTTGTCTATCTAGCACTGCCCCGTAATTAACTGCACGAGCGATTAACGGATACTGACCGTAGTATTGAACTTCAATATCTAATCCGCCCCCCGGTGCGACATCGAATGTTATAGTAGCATCGCCTTTATTCCAATAGCAAGTATAAGGAAGTCCCGAATCAATACCCTTAATTCCAACTGTCTGGGCAACAGCATCTACCCAGACATCAGGGACCCGTGCTATTGGGAAACCAACCGTAAAAGCCTTAACAGTAGCATCGCCTGTAAAATGCTCAGTCTGTAATAAGGTAACGCCTTTCCCACCCCGTTTATATTGTGTATTCCTATAGAGTGGATTACCAGATACTAAATAAGAACTACCCTTGATTGGGTGATGTGTAACCATGTCTATATCCCAATCAGATGTATAAGTTGCTCTCTCGATAAAGAACAGTTGCTTTAATTCATCAATAAACCAGGTATAACCAGATAATTCCTTCAGTGAGTCAAAACATTCAGAGACTCTAACATAATTAAAGATAGCCGTATCAATAGTCGGTCCCGTCTGGATAGATCCGATAGTAATCCCCTCTGCTTGTAAATAATCAGTCCAAATATCATTGACTATGAAGGCTAATGTCTGACTCGAATAGGCTTTAACGACCAGTCTTTTGTCAATTAGATAGTGATTGTCCATGCAGATTATTTCATGTAAAAGCCCAGAAGTTGGAGAGAGTCTGGTTTTAGTAACTGTGTCAATGAAGCCTGCAAACTCTACTACAAAGAACGGCGGTAGCCCCCACGGGCGGGTTATCATTATAGGCATACCACGAGTAAAAGTCTCCGTACCATTCCCGTCCACGATAATAAATGAGGCGGTTGACCGTTCCTCGACTTGCTTGCCGATAAAGATAGAATCTCTCTGGGTATATAACGGGGATGAAATCCAAATCCCGTTAATAAATACTGACATGGACATTATATTCTCACTCCGGTTCTAACCCGTATCTCATCTACTAACGGTTGCCCTATTGCCTTCCCGATTGTTCTCCCGTCCAACATAACTATAATATTGGCCGTCTGTGGGCTTGACATGGGTGATACCCTTTCCCTGCCTGACTCCCCTGCGATGGCATAAGGTAGCCCAGTTTTCATAGAAGATAACAAGGTAGGCTCTGATATAATGCCCCCATTAGCCCATCCTGTCATCGTTTCAGGATCATAAGTACCTCCCTCTATTCCGTAAGGTTCTTGCGGAGGTGCCGGAGTTATATGAAAAGGTCCGGTTTTAATACGACCTTCTTCTATCGCCTCAAGTTCTTGCATCCTAGTTGCTCTTTCTTGTTCTGCTATATAAATTGCATTCTCAGCAGCAATAATCGACTGCGCTATTGACTTAATAGATGAAGCTATTGTCTTATTCAGGTCGTCGATACTGGTTTGATAAGCATTTACTTCTGTAGTTAAATCTTTGACATTTGCAGTCTGGTCAATGAGACTTTGATTCTGTTCCAATAAGGCGGCTTGCGCACTGGATAACCCTCTCCCCAATATCCCTTCAGGACTGATCATCATCCCTAATTCTGCGATTCTATCCATCACAGTCTGGGGAGCCGTCTCGACATTCATCCCTTGTATGGTCTCTACCGCTTCACGTGCCGAGCGAATCATGGGGTCAAACTTAATCTCGCTTTGTAACTGGAGTATGTCCCTTTGCTTTTCTAATTTATCTATCTGTTCATCAAGCGCAGGAGTATCGCCACCTATTAGTAGTTTTTCGAGTCTTAATTTGTTAATTTGTTGATCTATGTCAAAAATCTGATTTTCAAATTCCTGCATACCCTCAAGTCGTGGGGAGGTCAATTTTGTTAATTCACGGTTAGCATCTGCTATCTGTTGCTCGAAGCCTGCGACGGCTTTCTCTGCCAAAGTGAATGATTCCTGAATCTTACCCAATTCAGTTTCAGCTTTCTCCAGGTCGGTTTTGTGAGTTTCCAGTTCTTCATTTAACTCTTCTAACTCATCCTTGAAGCCAGCACTATTGCGAGTAGCATTTGATTGTTCAGACTGTAATTCTTGGAGACGGTCATTAAGTGCGTTAATTCTATCATCAAAGACGCTAACCAGAGCTTTAGCTTTTTGGTACTCGGCATTTTGTTCCAGCATTGCCGCTTTATGTTTCTTGGCAGCTTCAGTAGCTTTATCCTGCGAGTTCGCCATAAGTAAAAATACCGTTATCAATGCGCTTATAGCTAGTGTAACAAGTCCAATCGGTCCCAATGCTGTGTGCATGGCAGCACCTATTAGTCGGGCTGCTATGGCTAATTTGGGGGCTATTAAAATATAAGTTCCAAATGCTATAAGCAAAGCTCCTAAAACACCCGTAACCAGGACGATAACCTTAGTTAGAGCAGGATGTGCCCCTGTCCATTTCTTGATACTTTCTATAATAGGCATAATCTTATCAAACAGAGATTTAACTATAGGGATAAGTACGCCTCCAATGGCCTCACTAACATCACCTAGATTGTTCTTGAGCAGTTCCATTTGCCCTGCCATTGTTTTACCATAGGCTTCCGCTTGTCCACCTGCTTTCTGCTGGATCTCTGCTAAAGCCTCTACTGCAGTTGCCCCTTCCTTAACGATGATTCCATACCGCTTCAACATTCCCATATCACCGGCATAGACCTTCATCAGTAAATCACTGGCAGTAGCAAGATCAACTTTCTTCCATCGGGCAACATCCATAGCAGTATTCAGGAGACCTTGAGATTTATTTAAATCCTTTGTCAGTACAACCAAATTAGATAGACTGTCACGTTGTTTGTCATCAGCAAAGGCTGTTGACTGCTGTTGTGCGTTTATCCATTTTTCAAGGCTTTCACCACTTTTGTCATAGGAGAGGCCAACATTCCCCATAGCTATCCGAAGTCTACTAATCCCCGCTTCTTCTTCAGCGGCGGCTTTAAGTGCCATAGCGAGTCCACCGGCTATAGCAGCACCCATAGCAACCATACCAATAGCAATAGCTTTTTGGTGTTGTTTGATTTGGTCGCCAATCGACTTCATGTCCTTATCGAAATTACCCTTATCTATTCCCAACTTAAGAAGGGCATCGCCAATCGTAATCGCCATTTATTTATTCCTCTTAATCTTTCTGCCTAGTTGATTAAATAGAGCCTCGTCCGATACAACACGATCATTACTAATAGACTTAGGTGCATTACCAGAAAGTGCTTGATTGATTTTCTCCTTACGCTCCACGAGTTTATCAACCATAACCTCTAGTAACTCATTTGACCAGTTGTTAGAAATGTAATCAGGCGTAATATGCCATTCAGCTAATAGGAATTCAAACAGTTGCCCTATTGTTGCGTCGCCATCTTGCTTGCGCTTCGGATTGCCCAGCCGAAAAAACGTGACTCGAATTCCTTAACAGCTTCAAAGGCATCCATTATCTCACCCAGTGAAGCCGTCTCCATAATCTCGTCTTTGTTCAAATCCCTGGCGTACTCAAAGAATAAGTCTACCAGTTTTTCAGGTCTCTCAATTAAGAGATCATTCATAGCGGCATCAAATCTTTCAGGAGATTCCGAAGTCACATTGGCATTTGCCATTAACCCCGTGATAGTCGCCTTGATAACAGACTTACACCAAGGCAATGCATATTTAATCGGTAAGGGTTTAATTTCGTATTCCTTACCTCCAAGAATGACCTTAACCGGAGATTGTAAAACCTTCTCTTCTTCTGTTCTCATATAACCTCTTTTATTAGGGAGGGGTAACATAGCACCCCTCCCCTTTTGATAGTCTAATTTTGCATCCTAGTGCGTTACACTACGTTATCAACCATTCTGAAAGCTACGCCATTATCGTCCAGCAAAGCCCTGAAAGTTATGGGGACTATGGTTTTCACCCCTTTCCTGTAGGACATACTGACAGTTCCGGATGAGATGACTTTCGGGAAGTGGAAAGCTCGTAACTTACCGTCTGGTGTAATTCCCTCGATTTTGATGTTCGACTTCTTATTTCTACCACCACCGAGCGTGATGATATTTCCGGCTAACGAAGCTCCTGCCATAGCATTATTGATATTCGTTAAGGAACTTTCCGCCATATTACAAGTGACTGAAACCCCCTCTTTGGTGATGACATTATCTACTGGAAAAGTCTCTTCTTCGACTTCAATATCTGCCTGATCTACTGAGTATTCCATAGTTACACCGTCTTCGGTATAACCAACTTCCTCAAAAGGAGAACTCAAAGACATGGCAGGTGCGGTTCCTCCGGGTTCTACTGTGTAGGTCACACCCATAATTTTCACGGTGTCGACATAAGCAGTCCTGGCAGATGTTGCTTCCCAAAGCTCAAGCCGGACTCTGGTTAAAATCCAATCTTCAGGAGCACAAGCACCCCCATCCAGTGCCGAGATAGCAGCTTCGATAGCATTACCTGCTGTAGCTAATCCCCACACAAAGAATGGAGTATCAAGTTCAGTACGTCCGCCATAACCATAAGTTAAATCGGCGGGAACCAGTGTTTCTTGAGTCCATATATCAGTACCCAAGTGAGCCTGCATGGGAACGGCTGTAATTTCAGCCCATGCGGTACTATTCGGATCTTCAAATCTGAACTCCATCTGGATAAAGTTCGCAGTTACAACCGAGCATTTATGCCAGAAGCTGTTGTTAGCTATGCCCGCTGTCCACAATGTCATGGTCGTACCAGCCGGAGGGATAATTTCAAGATGTGTACTCCCATCATTCCCTGACCCGTCTTTATAGAGTTTGACTGAGTAATCCCCGAGATGATACTGTGTGCTTGACCACTCTGCTATTGCATCATTGGGTTGACGAACATAAAGAGTGGCCACCCCTGTTAGTATATTTGCGATTGTTTTTGCCATAATTTCCTCCTACCTAAACATAAATTTGAAAAAGGTTAATACTCTGAATCTGCCCGGAATATCTGTATCTACCAAATCCTGCCCCTGTACTTCCTCAATAGCCGATAAAATCACATACGGAGTACCTCCAATTGTTACTGAAATGTTTTGTATACCCTGTAAACTATCATATAAAGCCCGGTATATTCTCCTAGCTATTATGTTCCCCAATTCTGTGGCTGATGATTTTGCCCAGCAGTCGAATTGAATGCTAGGTTCCGGCATATCCGGAATGTAAGGCGTAGAAGTCCCGCCCCTGGTAAAGAATGTAATGTTGGGCAAAGCGGCGTTCTCAGGCGCACGAGGACAATAGATTCTAGTCACAGTTCCAGTCTTTACTAATGCCAATAAGGGATTAGTCGCAGGAGAAGCGGTAGTTAGATATTTATAAATAACTGCATTGGTATCCGGTAAACTCATAAATTACCTCAAAAATATTTATTGAAAGTCTCGTAAAAACACTTGACATTTGATGATATTTGTTTTATAATAAGATTATGAAAGTTTATTACGAATTACGCAAGACTAATATTAAGAATTTTTCTATTGATTACCGTGTAATTAAAAAAGATGATTATTTCATCAGCCAATTCAAACTTCTAGGTGATAACCGATGGGCAAGACTTTATTCACATATTTCCCTGGAAAGTGCAATTAGAAGAATTAACGAACCTTAATCGCATTTCAGATATTCCTTAACTTTATTGGCATACTTTTCTTGAGTGAAATTCATATCTAAGGCTGGCTTGAAATAGGGTCTAGCAGGCATTTTAGAAGTTCCAGTTTCAAGATAACCGCCATAACCTGAAGTTGAGTAAACAGCCCCCTCAATCCTGTTATCATCT